CGACTTAAACTCACGCTCACCCATACCCGGATTAAACATTTCTTTCCACATAGTTTTGTCGGTAGGCTTGCGGCTATAAATAACCCAAGACATCTGTTCTGGGCTATTAAGATTTATAGGTGTGTCACCCATCAGTTCCTTTACATATTTGTTTAGCGACTTTTCTATATCCTGCTTTTCCTTCTCAAACTGTGTCCGTACATCAGACAAAACATTCTTATCGACATTAAATCCGTTACGATAAATTTCAGCCAGAACTACAGCCACACGATTAGTCAGGTCAACTGTCTTCATTAAACCTGCATCATCAACACTATTAAGTCTTTTTATTAAGCTGTCAGATAACTCTTGTGTAGCATGTAGGTCATGTGACAGATATGATGCAAGCAAATCATGCGGTATGTCACGTGTATTATAACCCTTGGCAAAGTATTCTTTTAGTGTGTCCTGTTTACGTGTGCCAAGCAAGTACCGTTCAGCACAAGCCTCAAGAGACAGTGGCTCTTTGATACCACGCTGCAATACATACTCTGCCAGCATCGTGTCGAACACTGGACCGTCATAGGTAAAGCCAGACTCCCACAGCCACAGCAAATCATGTGCTGCATTGTGCATGATAAGAACGGTGGCATCGTCCAGAAACTCCTGTACCAATACATGTCCATTTTCATCAGCATCCACCTCACTGTGGTCAAAGGTAACGATACGTTCAACACCTTGGTCAGTCAGCATACCCACCATAGTCAGTGAGTTCTCTGGCTCAAAGGGGTCAAGGTGCATCTTGCCACCACGCTTGGTGACGGTGTTCTCTACATCAAGTGTTAGTTTCATCCTTCATACCTCCCTACCTGATAATTGAAGTCACAGATAACACGACCATGCCACCCTGTCAACTTATTCTTAGCGACACAAAGGTGACGCATACCGTCATCCTCTGTAACCTCACTATCCGTATTGGTATTTGTCTGTGGGCTTTTAGCAATGAGAACCATCAAGTCAGCTTCAGCAGCCTTACCTGTACGTGAGCCTTCCATCATACTCTGATTCAAATTAACGCGACCTTCTGCTTCAGCAGATAGCTGTGACATGTAGAACAACGCACAACCATACTGCTTGGCAATCTGCCGTGCATAGATGGCATTAGCCTTCAATGCCTCATCAGCACGTGCAAAACCGCCCGTCTGTGCAAACTTATCGCCCATGTCCAAAACAACAATATCTGGATTATAACTTTTACAGACAGACTCAACCCACGCCATATCACGCCCTGTACTATCATACAACTTAATATTATTTTTGATAGGCTGGTACAATTCACGTGCTTTTGCAGGATTATCTTTTACCTCACGCATTGTCATACCTGTAGCTGCAGTCAGGTAACGTGCGCCAACACGATGGCTACCTTCCTCATTACATAAGACAATACACTTAGCACCCTGCCGCGCAAACCCGTGTGGGCTGGCAATCAAGCTGGCATGAAATGAAGTCTTGCCTGTGTTTGGACGTGCGCCGACTTCAATCAGGTGACCGCCATTGACGCCCTCTACATGACGTGTAAGTGACGGTATGTTAAATGTCCACTGCGATTCCAAGTCATTCCGACTAATAAGAGACTCGATACTAATATCATCCCATTCCACATTTAGATTGGGAATGAAATCATCGTTATAAGTATCAAGAATATCTCTAAGGGGTTGAAGGTTGGAAAGACTACCATTAACATAGTCAAACCCCAGATTGGCGATGTCCTCACCAATAACCTGTTGAAATAATTTAGACAAAACTTCACCCGCAATATCTGTTCCAAGGGGCTGCTCCTTTTTAATCTTAAAGAACAAGTCCTTGTAAGCACCCTTCTGTGCCGTTGTGAGTGTGTTATTTGCCGACATAAACAATGCCTCAACCTCATCAGGTGTGACGGTACGAGAATATTTATCCATAGCTTTGTCTACGGTTTGTTTAATCTTACGTACATCTTTACTAAATAGACGGTCAGGACAACGTGAACCACGATAATCATCGTAGAATGTTTTATCCATTAAACTTCTTACAAGAGATAGTTCCATATCAAATTTGCTCCTTTAACTTTTCTAGGTCCGTTTCATTACGATACTTTAAATCATCTGTCAACTTCAACACTTTAACATTCTGCACATGGCCCCTTAGTTCTTTGGCAAATGCAAGTGTTTTAGGTAACGCATCTGGGTCCAATGCTATTATTACTGTCGAGAACTGTGTGAGGTACTCAACGTGGTAAGGAGCAAGTGATGTACCCAACACGGCGACCCCGACACATACATCACTACCAACTACGGCAGCACTCACACAGTCCTCGACTACAACTGCCACATCACCGGACCCAAAGGTGTATGGCAGAGGAAAGTTACCATATCGTTTCCACTTTGGCAAGCGTTTTCCTAACGCACGGCCCGTAGCATCTACGATTTTTCCGTCACTGTACACAGGAAACACAACTCTGTCCTCCTTTACATCATGTAGTAACCCTAGTTCTTCCTCATCAATGCCCCACTCAGCGCACCACTTGATGATATGCCTACGGCCACCATGCGATACAATATAGGGAGGCAACTCAAAATCTTCAATAGGCAAATCACTATTATGTTTGTTGCGTATATCATCTACAGAAAGACGAACTTTCTTTGAGCCTGATATTTTACAGGAAGACTTATAGCAATTCCACAAAAGTTTACCCATGTTATTGGTCACTGTAAATGTTTTGTACCCATTACAGTTAGGACAATTCATTCTCTTAGATTCACCAATACCTATGTCTAAGTCACTTATATGTTCATATATAGTATATATAATATCTCTCCTTTGGCACTTATAATGTGCTTTTAGCATGAATTTTACGTGTCGTCAACGCACTTTCTGCACTGGCATACGTATTTTTCATGTATGGTTTTACACTACTTGGATTTGAGTGTCCTGTAACCGACATAATTTGCCCCATAGATACACCTGCTTCTACCATTTCAGTTGTGCCTGTTCGCCGCAAGTCGGCTATTCGTAACTCGTCAGGAAGCCCAGCAAGGCGTGTAACCTGTCTGGCGTACCTTGACAGCCTTTCCATGCTGAAGGGGCTGTAGGTGCCGTTTCTAGGCTCTGGATAGGGTACTACATAATCTTGGAACCCATAATCTTCTCTCTGTTGAGTTAACATCTGCATCAAGTCCTCACTGATAGGCAGGTGAACATTTGCACCACGTTTTGACTGTTCCAGATTCAGAATATTGCTATCAAAATCTATGTTGTCAAATCGCAATGTACGCATATCACCAACACGTTGGCACCATTCATACGCCATTTGTGCTATCAATCCCACGTTGCGGTATTTGTACTCCGTATATGCTGTGTCAAGAAACTTAACAAGGTCATCACGTGACCAAACAACCTTACGTGGCTTGACTGTCTTGCGTCTAAATGTCGCAAAGGGATTAGTTTCTGCGTATCCCATTTCCATAGCAAAAGAGTATAGTTTGCGGGATACAGCACATATGTGATTTGCCATATAAATGCCACGTTCTAGCCATAATTCATATGCCTGTCGTGCCTGTGAACCCTTCAAAGTTTTAACGCTACATTCTTTTAGGCAAACACCATCCACGTTTGTGTCGCACAAAACAGATATAGAATATTTATACGTAGCTTTAGTTTTATCGGCTAACTGTTTGTAATCACTAGACAAAAAGTATTTATCTATTAGCTGCTCAATTGTTAATCTTGACATATAACCGCGCCTCCCCCCATGACCGTAGGATTTTTGAATAAAAAAAGAGTGGCACAATAACTGCACCACTCTTGCTTGTGTAATTAAGCAGCAACCAATTCTTGGAACTGCGGTGTCGAAATCCACTTGGAGACTTCCTGCTCACGATTGAACATGGTCACTGCATTAGTGTCATGTCCGGTATTACGCAGGTTGAATCCGTTACGCTCATCCGCATAGGTGGCGTAGTTAGTGAAGGCACTATACAATGCCCATACGTTACGGCCCCGTGTTCCAGCCTCTTGACTATACAGGCTGTACATTTTTTCAGATTTTGTGTCAGACCTCATAATTTTATCAAGCAATGCCTTAACATCTACAGTTGTGATGTCTGTCTGCGCCCATTTTTGTAGGCGGTTAGCCTGTGCATAGAAGTCTTCACGTGACTGCTTCAACTTCCAGATGAAATCTTCCATTGTGAAGCCGCTGGTGTTCTTACGCCGAACCTTGTCATGGTCACCGCGAATCATACCATTAGTGCAAAAGAAGTCGATTGCACCAAAGAATACAAGATTAGAACAAGTGCCGTTGACGCCATGCAATGCGATGATGCGTTGTGATACTTCTGTCTCATGTTTAGATGATGCAATTTTCTGTTTAACATTAGGCAGACGCATATCCATCATGGCCCAGCCATTCTTATGGGCATCACGCCAGCTAATCTCTGCACCCTCTGTCTCACGTTCTGACAGATTCTCTGTTACCTCGTGCATGACCTTATTGTAAAACTCAGGGTGAGAAGCACAGGTAAAGTCTTTACCTACTACAGCGATATATTCATCAGTAGCACGATTGATAACGTACTTTTTGTCATCAACCTTAGTAGGCTCAAAACCTACCTCAAAATCAAGATTCTCAGGAATAAAATCCAACATATAAAATTCTCCTTTCTGTGAGTGTCAACTCATATCGTGTTATATAGATAGTGCCATCAAAATATATTGTCAAGCACTAAGAGGATAAAAAATATCCCCATGCCTATTATTATATCCATTTTCGTTATTCTTCACCTTCATCCCACTGATAATCTACGTACCAGTTCCGTACAAAATCTGTCTCACTTGGCTGGACTAAACCTAAACGCCTAGCAAGAAAATCATCAGCACCATCTAGTTCACAGATGATATTATAATCAATAGGTGCCTTATCAGATGTGTGAATGTTAAAGTCTTTGATAGCATTGACGATTCTACGCATACGTTCAATCTCATATCCTTCTAGTTTTATCTTACACTTTTTACTTTTCATATCACTTCTCCTCTACAAGTTTGGTCAGCAGTTCCTCAATCCTACCCATGAGGACGTTGATTGCAGTCGCAATGTGTCCTGTGTCAGTGGGTTGCATACGTTCTTCCAGTTGTCTCACCTCCTCAATCAAAGCAAGAATGTGTTGTTTATATGATTGTCTATTCATGTTCACCTCCATTACCTCTGCCTAGTCCACCAAAATAGTTAGGCTTACGCTTGGCTGTTTCAAATACACCTGCCGTGATGAACACGCCAGCAATCAGCAAGGCATGTGCTATGGCACTGATGCCAAACACCAAGATGCTACCCATCCACATGCTGAAGATGATACACCACATCCACGCCAGCATCTGCATTACCAGATGCCGTGTATTGTTGTCTGGTATATGGCGCAGCGGATTG